AAAATTAGCGTAAGGAATCTGAAAACGTAATAGCATTTGCACGCGCGGGGGGGGCGCGTGCAACTGACACTTCCGCTTGCCAGACTCTTTACTCTGATAGGAAGGGCGACGCCCTTCCTCCCTGACACAGTGTTCATTAGTAAAAAAGCCCGTGAAAGATTTTAAGCTTTCACACTAGAAGTGCTGGTCCCCTACTATTACCCAGCACTTCGTAACACCTCGTAACAAGTTAGAATTGCAGATGACGTAGTTGTCTATTAATAGGAATAGACTTTTTAGCGGAAAAGTCTATGTTATTAAGAAAAGCTCTGCTTTATAAGAAGAGCAAAGCTCACGTCATCATTTCACACAAACGAAAATACTTAAGGGATGCAGCGTCGCGCGCAAGTTGTTGGGCTTTACAAGCCTGGGCTCACGATGGGCCAAATCATTTCTCGGGATGCAGCTCGAAATCGCGAGGCTGCTAAGAGCCTCCGTGCGGCGTCTTATGCGACCGCCCGCCTTGTTGCTGCTCCTCGTGGAGTGCCGCTTTATGCGACGGGACGCGGCCAGATGAGCCGTGGAGAAGTCAAGTTCTTTGACTGCGCCATTACCATTCCGTCTGTTGCTGGTCCTTACGGCTTCCAGACTGTTGCAACGCCTCCCACTGGTTCTGAGCCTACAGCTGCTTTTACTGGGATCACAGAGATCAATTGCGTTCCTCAGGGTGCTACTTCTTACAACCGCATTGGTACTAAGATTTTGATCAAGTCCATTCAGTTCAACGCAACCATTTTCCTTGGTGGTTCTGGACCAACACAGGGAGTCTACCGTTACATGCTTGTTTACGATTCTCAGCCTAATGGCGCTTTCCCTGCTCTTTCTGATCTTCTTTCCGTCAACATTTCTACGGCTCCTACGTTCTACTCTTCTGTCAACATGGCCAATCGCTCTCGCTTCATTGTTCTCAGGGACCGCATTGGGAACCTCGACGTTGATGGCGGCAACGGCGCCATGGTCAACGTCAAGGAGTTCGTTAAGACCAAGCTCGAGACTCAGTTCAAGACCAACACAGGAGCCATTGGAGACATCACTACAGGCGCCATCTACTTTGTTGCTATGGCGACTCTTTCTTCTGCTGTGACCTACATCACCATGTCTCAGCCCACCACTCGCATTCGCTTCTACGACTGAACAAGCTTTTTCTCTCTTTTTTCCCATTGGGTTTTTTTAAGAGAGTGTACAGAAATTTTCATCTGTTTACAGTGTGTGTGTGTGTTCAAGGATGAGGAGCAGCAATGTCGTCGCGCACATAAGGCTCGCCGTCGACCATGACCATGTCCGCGTCGTCAGGCGCGTCGTCGACGATGATGCGAGCGTTATGGCGACGAAGGCGAGGAGGCTCGTCGTCTTCCGGAACGTGTCCTCTCGCAAGGTACGGTGGAGTGGAGTCGTCCCAAGGCTCTGTGAGCGCAGCTCGCATCGGGCATGCCACAGCGCGGATTGGGATGTCGTCTGCGAGAGGGGCAGCAGCTGCGGCAGCAGGGCCGAGGATGCGATGAGCAGGTTTAGGCGTGAGGTCTGCAATTTGCATAGCGAGGTCGATGCGTTGGTGCAGCTCGTCGCGAGAGTCGACCTTGATGTAGCGGACGCCGTCAGGCCTTGCGGGGATGCGCGTAGCGTCTCCAATGTCGAGGCGACGAGCGAGCGCGGCCATCTCTGCGTCGCGGAACCCGTCCTCGTTCTTGTACCACTTGTCGGGCGTGTAGTTGGAAGTGATGAAGACGATGGTGAAGCGAGCGGGAACGAGGCCGCCCTTGATCTCGAGGCGTAGAGGGTACGGGTCAAGGATTTGGAGCATCTTCTGCAGCTGCACTTGGCCCTTGAACTCCTCGAACATGACTGCAGGCTGACCTGTGTAGCCGTCCCACCAGAGGCCGCTGTTGCCCATGTTTACGCAGTAGACGTCTGGGTAGAGGTCGTGCACAGAGTAGCTTTTGCCGATGCCAGTGGGACCGACGATGGTGATGACTTTGAGGTTGTCGCGACGGGGCGGAGGCGCAAGAGCAGCGAGCTTGAGGCAGCCGCTAGCGTACTTGAGGAAGACAGCGGGATCGATTGCGCGAATGTCCCCGGAGCGCATGAGCTCTTCTGCGGCTTCTTTGAGGTCTGTGCGGTCCCCTTGCTTCGGCGCTTCGCCGAGTTCCCAGGGTCCTGCGACGCGACCTTCGGGCTTCGTGCAGTACGCTTTGTTTTGAACAGCGTTGCCTTTGGCCTTTGCGAGATGAGCACTTTGGAACGGGAAGACGGAGGCGCGTTCTGCCGTCTTGAACTCGAGCTTCCGCACACCAGAGAGGCGGAACGGCTTGTCGAATGCGATGTAGCCTTGCAGGTGCTCTGTTCCTTGTTCGCCGCGCTCGACTTGGTAGACGAGGTACTTTGTGTTTGCGGGGAGCCCGTCAGGGAAGAGGATGCGATGCGTCGGGTTGTTCCAAGTGAAGCACCAAGCACGCGAAACTCCGCGTGCTTCCGCTTCGACCGGTGCTGCTGCTGCTGCTGCCATGTTTACAAATTTGTTAAAATAAAATGAAGACTGCACCTTGTCGCACCTTTAAGGACAGTTGTTCTGACGTACACAGTCTGTTCTAATGAAAAAGCAGTTCTAAGATATTTCTATTTTTAGAATTCTAAAATTAGCGTAAGGAATCTGAAAACGTAATAGCATTTGCACGCGCGGGGGGGGCGCGTGCAACTGACACTTCCGCTTGCCAGACTCTTTACTCTGATAGGAAGGGCGACGCCCTTCCTCC